TCATTAAGATGGAAAGATTTATTTCTATCAGGTCAAACAATTAACCTTGGTGGTGCAACAATTAGTTCAGATGGTACTGGTACGGTATCTGTATCTGCAACTGGTGTAGAATTACCTGCAGGTTCTAAATCTGGTGATAATAAACTTGCCGTTGTCGCTGTAGATAGTAGAGGTGCTGAACAGGCTGCACAGGTCGTACCTTTCTTTACAAAATCAGGTGGGTTAACAACTGCAAATACTAACTTTTCATTTAACGCAACTATTGATGAAAAATTTGTATTTACAGGTTCAAAATCATTTACATTAGCAAATGGTAGTTCATTAACAGATAGTGCAATAACATTATTTCAATTTTAGAGGGTACTAAATATAATATATGTCAGCAAAAACACCAATAAGAACAGTATTTAATGATAGTGGAACAGCGACTGGTTTGGCAGAGTTTCAAACTGGTGAGTTTATACCTTTATCACATGGTGGTATAGGAGCTGCATTATCAATAGGTACAGCAGGTCAGGTATTAAAAGTTAATTCAGGTGCCTCTGCTTTAGAATTTGGTAGTGTAGAAGCAATTGTTAATATAGATGGTGCAACAGATTTAGAAAGTCAAACACTTGTAGCAGGTGATAAGATATTATTATCAGATGGTGGTACTGAAGGTAGAGTATTATTATCACAATTAGATACATTATTTTCAGGCACAACAAAATCACTTACAAATAAAACTATCGCAGCTGGTTCTAATACAATATCAGGTTTAACAAATTCAAATTTATCAGGTAGTGCAGGAATCACAAATGCTAATTTAGCAAACTCTGCTGTAACCGTAGGTACTACATCTATTAGTTTAGGTGCTAGTGCTACAACAATCGCAGGTATATCTGACTTAACTGCTGGTTCAATTAATATTGCAGGTAATGTAATTAAATCAAATGACTCTACGGTTGTTGAGATTGGTGGTGGTGATGGTTTAAGTGTTGCAGGTAACTTAACGGTTGCAGGTAATATGACCGTGACAGGTACTACTACTACATTGTCATCTACAAATACGGTCATATCAGATAAACTTTATGAGTTAGCAAACGGCACAACAGGCACACCATCAGGTGACGCTGGTATTGTTATTGAAAGAGGTGATTCAGCTAACGCATTTATAGGATTTGATGAAAGTGCTGATGAGTTTTCAGTAGGTACAGGTACATTTACTGGTGCTACCACAGGTGATTTATCAATAACTAAAGGCACATTTTCAAGTGCCGCAAACAGAATTTATAATAGTAATAATTATGTTGAATTAGTATCGCCTAGTTTATCTGGTAATGTCACATTAACTTTACCTAATAATGACGGTGACACAAATCAAGTTTTATCAACAGATGGTTCTGGTAATCTATCATTTATATCAGTTAGTGCAGCTGCAGGTGCAGGATTATCAAATGTTTCAGATGATTCGTCACCAAGTTTAGGTGGTAATTTAAATGTAAACGGTAATTCAATTGTATCATCTTCAGATAATAACATACCTATTTTACCTAACGGTACAGGTAAAGTTTTATTAGATGGTGATGGTAGTAATAGTGGTGTAAGTATCACAGATGGTCTTATTGATATAAGGTCAGGAACAGGCGCTGTATCTAAAGTTAAATTTTATTGTGAAGTTTCTAATGCTCACGCACAAACTTTACAGGCACAACCACATTCTGCAGGTAGTTCAGCAGTATTAACTTTACCTGTTGCAACAGGTACACTTATAGGCACAGGCGATACTGGTTCAGTTTCTAACACTATGTTAGCAAACTCATCATTTAGTTTTACAGACGAAACTTCAACTGCTGGGGCAGTTTCATTAGGTGGTAATTTAGAGTTTCTTGCAGGAGAAGGTATTAATACAACTGCGTCAGGTGATACATTAACTATTGCAGCTGAAGAAGCTTCTGCTTCAAATAAAGGTGTTGCTTCATTTAATAGTACAGACTTCTCTGTATCTTCAGGTGCTGTATCTTTAGTTTCTGAAAGAATAGAAGACATTATTGGTGCAATGGTAGGCAGTAATACTGAAACAAGAATTACGGTTACTTATGATGACTCAAATGGTAAGATAAACTTCTCTGTTGATAATGACTTATCTAATTATGACAATACATCATCTGGTTTTATAACATCATCATCTACATCAACACTTACAAATAAAACACTTGACGCAGACGCAACAGGTAATAGTATTACAAATATTGAAAATGCAAATATTAAATCAGGTGCAGCTATAGACGCAACCAAGATACATAATGGTAATGTTGACAATACAGAGTTTGGTCATTTAAATGGTGTTAGTGATAATATACAAACACAATTAGACACAAAAGCAACAAGTTCCCAGTCAATTGCATTTTCACTTGCTCTTGGTTAGTATTATAAATATACCAGTAAAGATAAGGGATTATTATGGCAACGCCAGCAAGTAGAGCACAATTAAAAGAATACGCATTAAGAAACTTAGGTAAACCAGTCATAGAAATAAATGTTGATGACGCACAATTAGAAGATAGACTAGATGAAGCGTTGCAATATTTTGCTCAATATCACTATGATGGTGTAGAAAGAGTTTACTTAAAATATAAACTTACTAGTGACGACTTAGCAAGACTTAAATCACCAGAGGGTGACTCAACGGTTACTGCGTCTGCTGGTGGTAGAACAACATCTTATACGGAAGCAAACAACTGGATTGCTGTTCCTGACTCTGTACTTGCCGTAAATAGAATATTTCCTTTATCTGACAAACATAGCAACAATATGTTTGATATAAGGTATCAGTTAAGATTAAATGATCTTTATGATTTTTCTTCAACATCTATAATACACTATGATATGGTTTTAAGACATTTAGATTTTTTAGATCATATTCTAGTAGGTGAAAAACCAATTAGATTTAATCAACACAATAATAAACTTTACATTGATATGGACTGGAAAGTTGATATGTCAACAGATGAATATTTAATTATTGAGTGTTATAGAAAATTAGACCCAACGGTTATGACAGATGTATTTAATGATATATTTTTAAAAAGATATGTCACCGCTCTGTTTAAAAAACAATGGGGTGCTAATCTATCTAAATTTAATGGTGTGACAATGATTGGTGGTGTGACATTAAATGGTCAACAAATATACCAAGAAGCACTACAAGATGTTCAAAAATTAGAAGAAGACATAAGAGGCACTTACGAAACACCTGTATCTTACATGATAGGATAGGTAAATGGCAGTTAATCACTACTTTCAAGGTGGCGATGGGATCGGTAATCAGGCCGAAAAAAATCTACACGAAAACTTAATCATTGAAGGTCTAAAAATTTATGGCCATGATGTTTATTATCTACCTAGAACATTGGTAAACCAAGACTTGATACTTGGTGAAGATGTTGCTTCAAAATTCAATGCGTCATATCTAATAGAAATGTACTTTGAAACTACGGAAGGGTTTCAAGGCGAAAGAGAATTAATATCTAAATTTGGTTTAGAGATTAGAGATGACACAACATTTACAGTTGCAAAAAGAAGATGGGATGACGCAGTAGGCGATCAGGCAACTTTAATTAAATCAGGTAGACCTAATGAAGGTGACTTAATTTATTTCCCAATGATGAAATCTTATTTTGAGATTCAATTTGTAGAAGACCAAGAGCCATTTTATCAATTAGGAAACTTACCAGTTTATAAATTAAGATGTACTAGATTTGAATATAGTAATGAAAGAATTGATACAAATGTTTCTGATATAAACAAATTAGAGGATGATAAATCACTAGATTTATTAGCACATCAAATGAGTTTAGAAACTGCTACAGATGGTGGTACAGGTTCAATCTTACTTGAAGGCGATACTGTAAATTATTTAATTAGTGAAGAATTTGCTATGCAAACGCAACAACCATATGCTGATAACTCAACTTTTGAGTCAGACGCAGGATTTGGCACAACAAGTACAGCAGATGATATACTAGACTTTACAGAAAGAAACCCATTTGGAGAGGTTGACGAAGGATTCTAATGTTAGGAGATTATTTTTACCACGAGAGTTTAAGAAAGATAATTATTGCCTTTGGTACTATCTTTAATAATATTCATATTCATAGAAAAGATAGTAGTGGCAATGTTGTTCAATCTATAAAAGTTCCTTTAGCATATTCGCCAAAAGAAAAGTTTATTGCTAGATTAGATCAACAACCAGACCTTGTAGAAGATAGAAGAGTCGCTGTGACTTTACCTAGAATGGGATTTGAAATATCTGGTATAAGTTATGATCCTAGTAGAAAATTAAATAGATTAGGTACAATCAAAAAAGTAAGATCAAGCTCAACAGATGGTAAAATTATGAATAAACAATTTAATCC